TGATACTAACACTATTGGTGCTTTTTCACAAACCGTTATTATTGGAGGTAAAAATGGAATGTCTTCTAATGATTGGTTTACGTATGAATTAACTCCGTTCCATTCATCCCAAATATAATAACCTGGAATCTTACCTCTAAAGTTTTTTTCTTTAGCTCGTAAGTATGAAAAATCAATGTGATATACTTCAGCGATTGCTGTTCTGTCTTTACTCCAAATTATTTCTAAAGCAAAGCCACCGAATAATTTTAAGTCTTTAGCTACTTTCTTGAAAATATCATTCCAAGACTCATTATCGTAGTTTGCGAAATCTAATGTTTCAGGCATGTTGGAAGTTAATCCATTGCCTATAATTGCTTCAACGGTTGCATTTACGCAAGTACCGTGAATTGAACTGTAATTCATCAAATCAATCAACTTGTTTGGGAATCCGTTGTCAGAACCAAAACTAATAAAAAATTGGTTTTTACGTTCAATTAAACTAATACGTCCATTAGTATCATTGTTACGTGGAATAGTTTTAAATGTATATTTTTTATTATTCATTATTATGGATAATTATAGGTAGAATAAGTACCTCCATTTGCTGGTAATAAATATGTTGTTGTACTTACTTCATTGCTACCTGAAATAAAAGCACGTTCAGTTGAAAGTAAAATGGTTTTAATAAATGATCCTGCACCACCCCAAGTACTATTAGTATTAACCCATAAAGTTGCTTGAGTTCCCCAAGTACCTAAAGTACTTGCTTGAGTAAATTCCCAAATGTTTACGTTATACTGTCCTGAAGCTGTAGGTAGTGTTGATCCTGTTACTTGAAATACTAACCAAGGATTTAAGGGTCCTGGAGTATTAATTAAAGTAGCAATTACGTTGGCTTTCGTAGAATAGTCGTAGGACTGAGTAAAATCAAGTAGTATCTGAGTTGTGCCTAAAGAAGCAGTAATGTCAGGATAAACCGCACTTGAATTTGTTGCTGAAGAAACGTTTAACTGAAGCATAGTTTACTTTCAACCAAGTAGGGGGTTACGCAATAAGCATAACCCCCATTTTGGTTTATTTTTTAAAATTAAAGTGATCCTGAATAAGAGGTAATTGTAATACCACTCAAAGAACCAATAAATGAAGTAGCTGAACCACTAACTTCAGAAGCAGGATTTGGTTCATTTCCTGAGAATACCAAGTTATAACCGTTCAAATCACTGAATGCAGTTCCAGTTGCACTGGTACCACTCAATAACTGAGCGCCGTTAACTTGACCCATCAAGAACCAACGAGCGGCTCCATTTTCACTACCATTATTTGTTTCAATGATGATAGATAAGTTAGGGTTTTGAGCTAATACTCTTACTTGGTTACGAGTTGCTGTTTGCATCTTAAAGAAAACGGCGTTACAAGTTTGATTATAAACGATTGTACCGTTTTCAGGAGTAGCTACTATCTCTTCACTGTAATTAGACGTTTGTCTAAATAACTGAAATTGATAGTAGGTACCTGAACCGGAAATCGAGGTAATTAAACCTTGAGATCCAGAAATGCTTGAGATCGAACCAGATAAGATGTAAATATTTTTGATACCACCGGTGTTGTCGCGACAACCCAACTGGAATCCTGATGTAATTGAACAAGGCATAATATTATATCTTTCTGATTTTAAATGTTAAACAAATGATTAAGCTAAGTCGTTTGATACCCAGAATTCAGGATAAGCAATGTTCACACCCAATTTAGTAGAGATACGGTGACGCAATGTGTCAGTGTTGATATCATACCACAATTGGAATTCAGTGAAATCGCTTAACAAATCAGTACCAGCAACGATTTGCTTAGCAGGACCTAAAACGATACGGTTTGAACCTTGCAAACCTACAGTACCAACAACTTTAATGTTTGGTTGGAATGGGTAAGCCATTTCATACAAACCACCACGGTTAGTAACTGAATTAGGATCGAAGTAGAAGTTATTAGCTAAACGAAGAGCAGTCAAGTAGTTACGGAACAAAGTAACACTCATGAAGAAAGTCAAATCTTCACGGTCAGCAACATCAGAACTTGAAGCAGCAATAGTTTGATCCATAGTAGACAAAATGTTTGAAGTGTTAACAATTGAACCAGCAGAGCTAGAAGTGTAAGTAGGAACTACAACACCTGAAGTTGAACCAGAGATGATTACTTTCAAACCGTTTACAGCACAAGTTCCACCATAAGTAGAAGCTGAACCTGAAACTTGCAACCAAAAGAATTGGTCGTTAGCTTTTTGGAATTGGTTTACCAACAATTCGCTGTACTGAGTAGCCAAAGCGAAAGTTTCGTTGTATGAACCTGGAGCCAAAGCAGAGATACCTAAGTATTTCTTGTCGAGGTCTTTCAAACACAAAGCATCGAAAGATGTACGAGGACATACTTCGATAGTACGTTGAGAGAAGGTAGCTGATCCAGAAGCACTGCTTACGCAAGTACCATTCTGCATGTAAAGGCTAACTTCGAAAAGGTTAATTGGTTCTTGGTATTTAACACCTTCTTGAATAGTGATGTATTCCATAGTTGAACCAGCATAAACCATCTTGATGATTAACTCACCAGCAATCTGGTTGTTAAAATCGGATAGAGCGGATACGTTTAATGACATAGTTGTATTATTTTAATTGTTTATTTGTTTTTATTTTTCATTAATTCACGAGCTACTTTAATAGCAGTGTCGTTGGTAGCAGTTGAAAATGCTTCCATTTTTACTTTACCTGCAGCGGCCATAGTTTTACCTGAAGCAGGAGCTTTAGCCAATTCTTCAAATTTAGCTTTCATTGACTTCATTTCTTCTTTGATACCAGTAATAGCAGAAGCTACAGCTTCGTCTACAGCCATTTTAACTTTCATCATCATTTCAGCTTCAACTTCAGCCTCAGTTTTAACTGGACCAGTCAAAGTAGAAACAGGAACGTTAGTTTCAGTTACAGCGTTTTGAGGAGTAGTTCCTTGAACACCAGAAATAGATTCTTTAGCAGCAAATGCAGCTTCAGCAGCAATTATTTCTTCGTCTTCAATAACACCCAAACCGTCTTCCATAGAACTAGCTGCATATTCAGCAATTTCAGTTACGATTGATTTTTCAGTTTTGATTACTTTACCATCTTCTAATTTGTGGTATCCATCGGGAGCGTCGGATTCTTGTCCTTCAGTAGTAACTACTTTAACTTTATCACCTACCTTCAATACATCACCAGGGAAAACGATTTTGAACGCTTTGTTCTCATCGTAAACTTCTCCAAATGTTTCTGATACTGGGGCATGATCAACAAGATTAAAATGAGCTTTTACTAACTCTCTTAATTTTTCTTTGTTCATATATTAAATAATTTATTATTTGTGTCGATTTATAAATATCATAGAGAAATTACTTCTTTGCTTGACTGTAACATATAGCACTTGCTTGTCTCAAAGGGTACTCTTTACGTAACTGTCTAATACATTTAGAAATAAATTCGTCTTTAGGTTCTGATTTTCTTACTGGAATTGGCATATTATTTGTAAGTTAAAATATTATTTAAGAAGTAACCTTCAACACTAAAACCCTTAACTTTACCTGTTTTAACATATTCGTTCCAAACACGTCTGTTATCAATTTTATACATTCCATACCATTGTCCTGTAACAGGTAAGAAACCATATAGTGCTGACTTATCAGCTTCTGGATCTTTAACAATCCAAGTTTCAACTAAATAAGCATCATCAACTCTATGAGCACCATCATGTTCAATATTAACTGAATCAACTAATTTATCTTGCATCATTTTATAGGCAATTTTTTCAATTGTTTCTTTAGAAAAAAATACTTGATATTCTTCACCTGTTTCTTCGTCAATACGAGCAATTAATTTTCCGGGTGTCATAAGTGGACCTACTAACATTTGTTTGTCTTGTAACTCAGCAGCAAAATTACGTCTTTTACCTGTTGATGCTTCGTTTACAAAGTTAGGTAAAGCGTTAACGTTAATATTAAATGATTCAGGAGCATAAGATACTATGGTTTGTAAATGTCCATCCATGTAACTTACATCGTGAGTCATGCCTGTAATTTCATCAATTTCTAACATTAAATCTTTAAAATCACTAATCAATAATGATGCTACTTCAACGTCTTCAGGCATTGCTATACCTTCTTCAATTACGTCTTCTTCTAAATCAAATATATTATCAGCAATTAAAGCAGCACTACGAATCATACCTTTAGTATCTTCGTCTACTTCCATTGATGTTAAGTGTTTAAATGTAGTAATAGCACCTGGACACATGTAGAAATACTCAGTTGGATAACCAAATACATTTATGTTTAATGAATCTTTAATTATTTCTTCAATTAAATCTTCTTCAAAATTTTCTACAGGAACACAATTAGGAACCATTCTGCCGTCTTTTTCCTTTAAACCTATCGCTTTATATCCTCTTTGACAAGCATCTTCTAGTCCTTCAAAATTAATAGGTTCGTTAGGAGCCATTTGAGGTATATTTGAAGGCAACAATGCATCACCAAATGCTGAAAATTCAATGCCTGCTTGTCTTAATTTTTTTTCAGCCCAAGGTAATGCTGCTTCTCCACCCCACAATAAGTAACTAATATAACCACAAGCGTTATAATCTTTTCTACGAGTAGCTAATTCATAGTTTCCTTTTTGACGAATAAGAAATGCTCTTATGCGTTTAATAGTATCTAATGATAACTTTTCTCCGTTTACTAATTGTTGTGCTCTTACTTTACCTACTTGGGTAGCACATTTCATGTTGTTTTTTTCGTTTAATTCAATACCACGTCTTGCTGCATCAACAGCTGCTTGAGGATAGTCATTGTAAGTCATTTCTGCCATATTGACTTTATTGAATGCAATAAAATCAGTTTCTATAGCAGGTGATTCAACTAATGCTACAGCATCTACACCTGAGAAAGCGGTATCATCTATTTTTAATTCTACGATTTTCATTATAATTTACGTTTTTGATTTAATCTTGCTTCAGCAGTTTGAGCATCAGTAACATCACCTGCCAATACATATGTTCTAATAATAGGTGTATTAACTCCCCCTTGTTGTTCTGATCCAGCTGTTTCTCCAAATCTTCCTCCTCCACCTGAAGGTGGTGCTAATCTAGGTGGTAATATATTTGTTCCTCCACCACCAAAACCACCACCAGAGAATGGATTAACTACACTTGATCCTCCTCCTCCACCAACAGCACCAAATCCACCTCCACCACCACCTGATAAAGAAGTAGATTTAATTTGATTAATTCTAGCTGCTGTAAATGCTGTAGCTAAAGCTGCTTCAATGTATGGTTGTGCTGGAAATAATACTGATTTAGGATTAGCAGCAGCATTAGCAAATATACGAGTAACTGTTAACAATGTATTAATAACAGCTTCTGCGGTAGCAAAGTTTTTATTCTGTTCAAATGCTTTACGTTATTCGGCCTCAGTAGCACCTGCATTGG